TAAATAGTGTTCGTTATTATGAACTAAAAAATATTCAGTGTAAACCAAAATCCTATGTATAGGAGAATATTTGAGAAAAAAAATAAAGTTTTTAAAAGTCACTTTTTGCGGTTACACGGTTACGGAAACGCTGTATCCCTTTGTGGGTAAGGGTTTGAGGCCGTTCCTCTTCTCGACTTTAGTGGGTGAGCTGTTCCTCTTGTTTGGTTACATCGTTGTTATTATTAAAGAATTAAGGGTTGACTCTATATGACGTATAGTGCATAATGTCTTTATTGAGAAAGGAAACAAGAGATGATAAAATTTCAAGAAGGCGATCAAGTTTATGTTAAGATTAATTGGGCAGGTGATAATGATTGTTGGGTAGCAACAACAGTTATTAAAGAAACGCTCAAACGTGTTAAAGTAAAGGCTCTTGAAATTGGTCGTGAAGATGTTGGTGATGTTTATTTTGCTAAATCAAATGTGCAACTCAGAAAGGAAACAAAATGACAAATCAAGAATATAAGCAAATGTACATTGAAAGCTGCGTTGAATCAGGAGCAAAATGTACATCATCTGGGCTTAGACAGTTTATAGTCTGGAGAAAGCATGTTGAAAGTTTCTTTGACGAAATGAAATCAAAAACTTAATAATTTAAACGGGGCTGCGGCCCCACCATTTAGAAAGGAAACAAAATGATGATGAATAAAACATACAACACAGCGATAAAGTTTTTGCGTGTTGAGGTTGAGGTGCGTAACACTCCATATGAGAAGGCTTTGGAGAAAACTATTGACAAGTTTGAGCTGGGACTAAACCAGATTGCTTGCCTCACCGAAACTGCAAATGGTGTTTATGGGCAGGAAAACAAATGAGCATTAAAAAGTTGGCAGCTGAAATTGCTAAAGCTCTGGCCAAAGAAATACTGTTGAAGGAGAGGTCTCTCAATAATGCAGCTCTGCACTTGAATGAGCTGACAAAGATCCCAGTGTCATCGACATGGGACATGGTCTACAGAGAGGTTGATAAACTTAGAAAGGAATAAACAATGCACAAAGCTTTTATAAAGTTCTTTGTAGATTTTTATGATAAGGCTAAACTTTTAAGTCAAGAGGTAGATCCTCACATTAGTGTGGATAGGATTAAAATAGACTTGGAGGTTTAAATGGTTGTTGGAAAAGGTTGTTGGATCAGTAAACAATTGTTGGCTACTGGTGTCATTGGTTTTGTGTCATTGGTTTTAGTTTTGCTAATGATAGAATTTATGGTTGGGTGTGGGGAGAAGACATACCACAAAGATCGAACTTGGGAAACTAATGCTTGTGTTTTCCTTCCACATAAAGTAAAGGCAGGAACTTGGTAACCCTCCCCAAAACTTAGCCCTCGAAAGAGGGTTTCTTTTTGCTTAATTAAAAGTAATAATGCTAACAGTTATTTCCAGCTAACCACTGCAATGAGGTTGAGGCATTATGAAAACAACAGATGAGAAACCAAAAAAGGGCCGTCCACGCAAACATCCAGTCAAAGAAGACCACGGTGTCGTTGTCAAGAGACCAGTTAAGAACGGCCCTAAATTCGATCCTGATTCTTTGTTAAGAACAAAAGAAGAGCCAAAGGGCTGGGATGGTAGGTTCAAAAGTGTTGAGCCAGCTGTCCACCAAAAGCCAGCGAGGACTAGCAGATATAAGTGGAACCACCCAGCAACTATCAACTGGATCATGGGACAGGCTGACCCTGTAGGCTTCCTTGCTGCAGTTATGCAAGGCAAAGAGATCTTCCCAGTGTATGCAAAAGACCCTGATGGCTTGGCAACAAAGGCTGGCAACATTTCTGCTGACCCAGAGCTTCGGGTCATGGCTGCAAAAACTTTGTTAGCTAAATGCATCCCAGATTTAAAGGCTGTTGAAATCACAGCACAGATAGAAACAAGAAAGGTTCTGGACATAACCAGATTAAATGATGATGACCTCACCACAATTGAACGAGTACTTGAACACGCTGTCATTGAGTCAAGTGAAAGCGGAGAAGATGCGCCGCAGCCTCCAGGAATTTACCAAGAGCTGCTGGCCGACAATTGAACCTGCATCTAAATTTGTTGACAACTGGCACATAGATGCAATCAGTGATCACCTGCAGGCTGTTGTAGAAGGTGACATCAAACGACTGATCATTAACATTCCACCACGACACATGAAATCAATCTCTGTTGCTGTTGCCCTTCCTGCTTGGACTTGGACTGTGCAACCTGCCAAGAAATTCCTGTTTGCGTCTTATGCCTCGTCTCTTTCGATTCGTGATTCGGTTAAGTGTCGGAGGCTTGTCGAAAGCCCTTGGTACAAAGAACACTTCGGTGAGATGTTTAAGTTGACTGGTGACCAGAACCAGAAACAGCGGTTTGAGAACGATAAGACTGGTCAGCGCATAGCGACGTCTGTAGATGGTGCGCTGACTGGTGAAGGTGGAGACATCATTGTCATTGATGATCCGCACAATGTCCGTGAAGCTGATTCGTCAACTGTCAGACAGGGAGTTCTTGAGTGGTGGGATCAGGCAATGCAGTCTCGCCTCAACGATCCAAAGACAGGTGCATTCATTATTATTATGCAGCGTGTCCACGAAAATGATTTGACTGGGCACATATTAGCAAACGAACACGAGGACTGGGATCACCTGTGCCTTCCTGCTCGTTATGAGATTGGCCATCCGACACCAGTAAGGTCTAGCCTTTATTTTACAGACCCAAGAACAGAAGAAGATGAACTTCTTTGGCCAGAGAGAGTAGATGATAATACGTTGTCAAGCTTAGAGAAGTCGCTTGGCAGTTATGCATCCGCTGGACAATTGCAGCAGAGACCCATGCCAAAGGGCGGTGGAATTCTAAGAGCTGAGTGGTGGGTTCCTTGGGAGAAGGAAACTCTGCCAGACATCGAATATATCATTCAGTCATGGGACACAGCATTCAGCACAAAAGAAAAAAGTTCTTATTCGGCGCGAACCACATGGGGAGTGTTTAAAAAAGACGGACAAATAAATGCTATAGTATTAGATATGTGGTATGATCGTGTCACCTATCCAGAGCTTCGTCGTATAGCTCAAGAGTCATATTATGAGTACGAACCTGATGCGGTATTGATTGAAAAGAAGGCTTCTGGCCAGAGTCTGCTTCAGGATTTGCGTATGGCTGGCATCCCTGTCCTTGAGTATTCGCCTGACAGAGACAAGGAGGCTCGTGCCCATGCATCATCAGCTTTACTCGAAGACGGAAGAATTTACTTTCCTGCAAATAAAAAATGGGCTAATAATCTAATAGACATTTGTGCAGCCTTTCCTGCAGGGGATAATGACGATATAGTTGATACCTGTACTCAAGCTTGGTTAAGGTTACGCAAAGGCTGGTTTGTAACTCATTCTTCAGATTATGAGGATGATGAACAAGAACCGAAAAGAAGGATAAGTATGTATGGCTAGATCTCCAGTTCCTGTTGTTGATGTTCCATTTGCTGAAGGCGCTCCCATCGACAGCCTTGAGGTTGAGCAGTTTGGTGATGATGAAGTTTTAATTGGAGATCCAAATTCTGATGTAGTTGATGAGCCAGACAATGAGTTTGATTCAAACTTAGCTGAAGTCATTGATGAGAAAGAGTTGAATGCTATTGCCTCTCAATTAATCGGTAACTTCAACACAGACAAGAGTGCAAGATCTGAGTGGGAAGAGCGTTACAAGAGTGGCCTAAAAACTTTAGACCCAGACGGTGGCATGAATGAAGCTGAAGATGCTCGTGCCTCTCGTGGCCTGAGTGTTGTTGTCCATCCGTTGATTGCAGAAGCTGCAACTCAATTCAATGCTCGTGCAATCGCTGAACTTTATCCAGCTGGCGGCCCAGTCAAGACAACCATCATTGGCGAATCAGACGAAGAGACAGAAGACCAAGCCCGTCGTGTCCGTGACTACATGAATTACCAGATCACTCAGGAGATGCCCGAATACTTTCCTGACTTAGATCAGATGCTCTTTCACTTACCATTAGTTGGCCAGACATTTAAGAAGGTTTGGTGGGATGCAAATCTAGATAGACAGTGTTCGCAATTCGTTAAGGCTGAAGACTTTATTGTCGCGCCCGAAAGCAAAGACCTCTACACCTCTCCACGATACACTCAAGTTATACGGATACCAAAGAACGATTATAATAGGTATGTACAATCTGGTTGGTATATACCTGTCGATTATTCTGGTGGCGGCAGTGACTTGTCAGATGATGTCTCAGCTGAGATCGAAGGTGTTGATGCCTATGGAGATGATGCTGAAGATGAAGTAATGAACTTGCTGGAGATGCATGTTTACGAAAGTTTTGAGGGCATTGATGGCGCTAGTAATTTAGATGATGAAGATGAAAACGAGAATACAGTTGCTCTTCCTTATGTCATCACGATTGATTATGATGCTGAGAAAGTAATTAGTGTTCGTCGTAACTGGTCAGAGGATGATGAAAAGAAACTAAGACGCGACTGGTTTGTCAGTTACAAATTCCTCCCTGGTCTTGGGTTCTATGGCTTTGGCCTCTATCACATTATTGGTGGCCTTGGCAAAGCATCGACAGGTGCTCTTCGTGCACTGCTTGATTCTGCTGCGTTTGCAAATATGCAGGGTGGCTTCAAGCTGAAGGGTCGTGTCTCTGGTGGTGAGATTGATGTCAGCCCAGGGGAATTTATTGACCTAGATGCAACAGTCGATGACGTTAAGAAAGCTGTCATGCCTCTGCCATTTAAGGAGCCATCTGGTGTTTTGTTTCAGATGCTTGGATACATGGCAGAGATTGGCCAGAGGTTTGCAT